ACGCAAATGTTTATAAAATACGGTCCCAACAATACCAAACATAAACTAAATAAGCTAGAATAAGTAAATTAACATAATCGATAAATATAAAAATTAATAAAAATAAAACAAAAAAGAAAAAAAGAAATTCATCAAACACAAAAAAACAAAAGAAAAGTGAAAAAATTCAACAAACCTAAAAATTTGTAAATTAAAAATTTGAAAAACAAATAGTTAAAATAAAAAAGATCCAACATGAGTAACAAAGTATTCTATGTAAACAATGCTGGCACAAGCGTGTATAAAGTCCTTACTGACTTGACTGATGAGACTCCAATAGACGATCCTACTGAATGGTTGGCATCAGGAGATATTCCCAAAGTTCATATTAAAAGAATTAATACAGATGAAGGCTCTATCACAAACGTGAAGAAGGTCATTGTTAAATCTTTGACTAATACACTGTCAGTAGATGTGGTGAATTCGTATCTATATTACATTGGAGACAAATTGCTCACTGGGAACTTAGACAAGAAGTGGAGATTGAAAACCGGTTTGGAATTACCTAGAGGAAGAGTAAGCTTATCTAGTATACTTGGAAAAGTAGATACTGGTATGTTAACAATATCTGATTCTGATATAGATTCTTCAGCTCCAGCTTTAGATGATATAGATGTGGCTGCACAGCTGTTAGCAAATTATAGAATTCATAGTTTAAACAAGAATTCCACGGAAAGTCATAAAGCTATAATCAAAGCTAGATTAGATACCAACTTGATAAACAATAATATAATCACTGAAAATATTAAAGACCATGTATATGAACATAGTGCATGGATAATTGATCCTGATTACAGAAAAATTTGTGCGGCATATGATATGTTTCTGAAAAAGTTTCCAGAACATCAATATAGTATTTTGAGGATGTGTGTTCAAGGTGCTCGATTAAAAGATTGTAGTTTATTAAGCGATATAATATTCGCAAAGAAATTATTGGGAGTAGATGAATCTGCTTTCTTGAATTATGCCGTTGACGGTTCTGTCAGCCATGAATTGGTTAATTATCTGAATTATTTAGAAGATGATACTCCATTAAATGGTTATTTCTTTTACTTGAAAGAATTAGGTATAATTGGCAAATCTCCATTCTCAACAACTCAAAATCCTAATACACATAATTGGATTCATATGATGGGAGCTTTATTAGGAGAAGACCGTTCAATAAACTCTAGGATTGTATCTGGTCAAAAGACTCAAGTAATGAATTTGGCTATATCTTGCGCATATTTGGCAAGAAATAAAGCTGATATAAGTCCAAGATTCGCTAAAGATCAAGCTACTTTAAATAAGTACAGAGAGTTGGCAGAAGCAGATGGTGAATCAGCAATAACACCAGAAAAGGTAATAGGTGCTATAAGAGAATTCTCTACTGATTCAGGAGAAGCTGATGTCATGAGAGAATGGGCCCGATCTAAAGTTCATAACTTTGTTGAACTGAGAGAGGGTTCTATAGGTAGTTTCTTGAAGTCACAACTGAGTGTAATAAATTAACCATAATAAATACGAAATTATATAACAAGTATTGCAATTAATTAATTATAAAAAACTCAAATAGTCAATCAATTAATCTAACAAACCTAAAATATTATATAAATCCAGTGGAAATCATAAGATTCACTTAATAAAAATGCAGAGTTTAAATCCTGATGAGGTAGTTGATAAAGATGATAAACCGAATATATCTGTTATCGATCAAAAACTTCTTAAGAAGAAAATTATATCGTTTGGAAAAATTGTTAATGATGCAAAGCAAGAAGAAGAAACAGGAGAATGTGATGGAAATGAATGGAATCCTTCAACGTCTAGAATCTTATACGACAAACCTTATAGACCCATTATCAATTCAGGAGAGAAGAAAACCGAAATCTTTAGTTATACTAGCTCCGAAGACGAGGATGGTTATGATGTAACTATAACAACACTACCCGAACCAACAATTCCTGATGAAGTAGGGAGCATTGAATCCGGTAAATTTTTTAGAAATCAAATAAGGGAACAGATGTTGGTAGAGATCAATAATCTATTGAAAGTTAACAAAAAAGACATCTTATTCAATATCACAGATGGAATATTAACTATACAAAATAGAGAGAACCATAATGATAAAACTGGTATTATAAAGCCATCTTGCCCTACATTCGAAGAAATAACTCTTTTAAAGGCAAATTATAAAGAAACAGAATTTCCTATACTCATTGAGAAGAAAATAGCAGGCCAATATAAAGTAACTAAAAAAGAATTGATTGCAGCTATAATAGAATATAATGGAGGAGTACAAATGTCTCAGAAGGCAATTGATGCTAAAATTACAGATTTGGTAGAAGATAGAGAGAAATTAATAGATTTACTTAATGTGAGCAAACGTTATAGAAATATCAAGAAAAATATTAAATGATGGTAACATCTTTAATTGATTCAATTACTTATTAATATAAATATAAAAAACTCAACAAACCTAATAAATAATAATATATATATATATATAGAATTAAAATAATCTTCAATTTAAATAAAGATATAAACATTCATAAATTTAAAATATGAGTTTATTCAAGAAAAACAAATCAAAAGATCCTGGAGATGACAATGCTTTGGTAAAATTTGATGGTTCTAATGCGGAAAAGGGAAGTTGGAAGCTTATGTCTTTCAAAATAAATTACAATTGTAGGTCTAGTGGTGAAATAAGAAATATGAATGACATACAATTCATACCTTTCTTTGAAGGAAAAGTAAAATATCAACCTATAACTGAAGCGATATTTTATTATAGTTTATTTATGATATCTGAAGGACGACTTTTAAGAGAAGATTCAGGAAGTAGAATATTTAATTTACCAGTCCCCAGTTCTTGGGATTTCGAAGAGAATTCTCATTTCAATCTCAATAAACAAATACTTATTTATTCAGATGGGAAGGAATACAAATTCCGATTTATATTAGACATTAATAACTTACCTTTTATTGCTACTCCATCAGAAGTACATAAGAACGGTTTTTTATATTCTTTGAAGAGAACATATGGATCTGATTATCAACATATAGAAAAATATGTTATCAGAAATTATGAAACAAGTAAGAAATTTAATTGATTAAAATTGTCAATATAAAAAACTCAGACAAAAAGATGATACATTAAAAATTAACAAACCTAAATCTTTTAAATTGAAGAATATTGAACGAATACATTAAGATTTAATAATTAGATTGTTTGAAAATGTTTTTTACTATATTACCAACATTACTATTAGGAAATTGGACATTAGTTAATATCACTGATATTACATGCCCACATTATAAAGATTACACGATTCACCCAGAAGCAATAAACCATAAATTGTCTCTGTATGAAGTAACGGACGAAGATTACAATGAATATAATAATGTATTATTTGGGAGAGATTGTTCAAAACTGACGTTATCAACAAAATGTAAAGCTCATTTAATGGCATCTAACGAGATAGAATATGAGGAAATATATGAATCACCAGACATAACAGATTGTAATAGTTTGAAAATGGATAATATGATAAAATACCCTGAGTCAAACTGTAGATGGAATCTATTTGATAACGGATACATATCCAACAATGAAACAACAATTAAAATAAATGATAAATCATTCTTGCTAGACGTGCATACTGGATTAATTGTTAATCAAGATAAGATATTTAATCATTGTGATGAACATATGTGTGAATACAAAAATAATAGAGGATTTTGGTTGAGAAGCAAAGATATAAATACAGAAAAGGAATTGTGCACACATCTGAAAAATACAACTCATTTAAATAAGCAAGAAGGCTACCTGAGTGTGTATCAAAACAATAAGTTTTTATACATAGAAAATAACCCTGTACATTATGATGATATGTGTACTATAAAAAGGTGTAACAATTTGATTTTGACAATCAAGAATTTTAAGAAATATGTGATTAAATCTTCTGGACTGTTTCAAGAGTGCAAAACTGATAATATTCACTATTTAAACAAAGAAGAATCATTCAATGAAGTCGAAGATCATATATTATGTGCCAATAAACTCGTTAAAGTCATTAAAGAAAAGAAATTGAATTACTATGATTTGAAATATTTCCATCCTACGAGGATAGGTCTTCATAACATCTATAGACTCAATGAGGATAAGAAACTAGAGAAAAATATTGCGTATTACTCTAAAGTTGACTCAGACAAAGATGAAGTGAAAGTTAAATCAGTTGCATGTGGTACTAAAGTTAATTGTTTATATAATGGAAAACATAAAATCAATAGTGAAAAAGAATTTAATGTTGATATTAAAGAATACAAGATATATAAAGATGAAGTAGAAAAAGGTTTTATAATAGAAGATAGTATGTATATACCATATGAGAAGACAGAGATAGAATTCGAGAGAAATGCTATAACCTTTGATTTTGATGAAATTTACAAGTTTGGAATGGGACTATTGATAATAGCTTTAATTCTTTTAATATTAGTTTGTGTTGTAACCAAGTGTAAATCACGAAATAACATCAAATCAAGAAAATCTTTAAAAAGATTTGAAGAGAAGGCGTCATTTTTAAACATCTAAAGTTAAAAACCTAAATTTTTTCTTACTAATTATAAAAAACTCAATTTAGATATGTCTTGGGAAAATATTATTAATAACATATTACTAATGTTTGTAGTAATAATATTGATTGTAATATTACTTAAATTAAAAACCATATCTGATACTCCAATAAAAGTGAGAATGCCCGTATACCGCATGGATTCAAAGTCTGATATAGCAAATAATAAAGTTTCAGAAAAGAAGTATGCCGTATCTAAGCATGATCCAGCATGGAATTCAAGATTGTAAGGTTTAATATTATATATACAATCCCATAAATAAATAAAATATATTAACAAACCTAAATACTGTTAATTTTTTAAAAAACTCAAAAATATGGAAGACATATATGATGACGATTATTATACACTGTATGATGACGATTTGGAGATAGAAGATGACAATATTTGTCCTAAAAGAAAAACTTTAAATAATAAAGATATTCCATTAATAAATGAAGATTACAATTTAAACTCGCCTATAATGAAAGATATCATAAATAACATTATTACATTTAACGCTTGCGGAACATTTGGAACACACCACAAAAATAGAACTGAAAGAACCTGGAAACCATTTATAATAAATAAGATCCATTGTCCAAATCTAAATACAATTGAAGAATCTTACAGAGTTATCTATGATTATTTAAAATTAAAAGATATAGAAGTTGATTCAACTCTCAATAATTTTATAAATGTAGTAGAAGAAGAGATCATGAAGGTAAAGCCTATAACGGATAAATTTATCAATTCAGTATATTTGAAAAATGTTGATTTCTCTGTTAAAAATGTCATAAATAATAATCAAACCCTTATATCCTTATTGAATAAATCTAGAGAAATTTCTTTATTGTTAGAAGTAATGATTGGAAAAATGGAAAGAGTGAACGCCAAGAATTATAACAAAAGGTATACATTTAAACAGTTGAATGATTTAATAGAATTTAAAACTAATTTCTTTTCTGGTTATATAAGTGAAGAATTATTATTAGATAAAAATTTTAGGATACTACTAGATAAAAATATGCTGCTGATGATGAAAGATATAATCAATGGGAGATTCAATACTATACTCTTAACCGCATTGAATTTGGAAAACAAATACACCATTAATTTTGAAAAATTACTTGCGGAATTATTTGATAAGGGCGATACATTAATCAGGAAAACAGGAAATGATGGATTTGATGCGATCGCACTATTGGAACCATTATGTATAAACCACTTAAATAAACTTGCAAATAAAACTAGACCAAAAATATTGAACCCTAATACATTTGAAAAATATTTAAATGATAAAATTTCTTCATCAGGAAAAGAAGAGTGCATCTTTTTGACATTTGTAAATAATATGATTGGAGATATAGACAATGTTAATGATATGACTATCTTATATGGTTCTTTTAGATTATGGGGGCATCCCTTCATTCAATATGAAGAAGGATTATTGAAAGTTAAAGAACAAGTCAGAATGGAAAAACCATTAATCGATCCTAATTATGCTAAACTATTGGCAAATGATTTGATGAAGGTAGTCATGATTAAAAACTGGAGAAAAACCAAAAGTTGGAATGTCAGAGACACTGAACATAATGCAAAGATAAAAGGAATCTCACCTTTATTGAAGAATACATGGCCCACTACTAAGGAATTCATTGAATTAGAAGGACATTGGGATGAATTAGATATCGAAGCCGTGTTGGATATTCCAGAAGATTTAGACGATAGTACAATATTTGCAGATAAAACTCATTCATTAACTAGAAGTGAAGTAGAAAGATATGTAAAGAGAGATAATAAAAATCCTATACCTACCAAAAGAGTGATGAAGACATATCTAGAGCAAGAACGAGTTAATGTGAAAGAATTTGTGATGAAAATTGATAATGAAGGATTATCTAAAGATGACTTGATAATAGGATTAAAAGCAAAAGAAAGAGAACTCAAAAAATACGGCAGATTTTTCACTCTAATGACCTGGAATCTACGATTATATTTTGTTATTAGTGAATATATGATTAAGAAAGATTTGATCCCATTATTTCCTGGATTAACAATGAGTGATGGATTTATTGATTTGATAAATAAAATATTAGATAGGACGGAAGGTCAAAGAAATGATGAATATCAAAAGATAACTTATTCGAATCACATAGATTATTCTAAATGGAACAATCACCAAAGAGATGAGGCTGTTGGTCCAGTATTCACAGTAATAGATAAATTATACGGTTTAAATAACTTCTTTAGGAGAACTCACAATCTTTTTAAACAATGCGTAGTATATTATCCTGAAAGACCTGATTATTATGGAAAGGATTCAGCTTTCTATTGGGAAGGACAACCAGGAGGATTTGAAGGAATACGCCAGAAAGGATGGTCGTTAGTAGGAGTTTTGTGTCTAATGAGAGAATCAAATTTCAGAAATACCAAAGTCGAAATTTTAGCTCAAGGAGATAACCAAGTTATATTCACTAATTATGATTTAGGAAAGAAATTAACAGAAGAAGAAATGGATAAGAAATTGGAGAAAATATATTGGAACAATGATAATATTATGGGTAGAATACAGAGAGCATGCATTAAAATAGGTCTGATAATTAACAATGATGAAACGGTACAATCTAGTGGTTTTACTGTTTTTGGTAAAATACCTATATATAAAGGGAATATATTAAATCTGATGACTAAAAAGGCGAATAGAGCAGGAGGAGTGACAAATGATCAACTACCAACTGTTGCGAACATAATGTCATCTATAAATTCTATAGCATTAACTATATGTCAACATGATCCTACTATAAGACAAGCAGTTTACATTCAATTAATACTCGGAATCTGGATATTAAATTTATTGAAACAATGGACTCCAATGATTAAAACTGGTAAAACTCCTTCTGTCTTGAACAAATTTTCTTTACTCAAATTCTTGTATCATGATCAATGTCTTGGGGGGAATACAGGGATGGCATTGACTAGATTTCTTATTAGAAGATTTCCCGATCCTATTACAGAATGTTTATCTTTTTATAAGATCTATGATGACCCTAAATTGGATATAATAACAAGAAAATCATTTTGTCATATGGGGAATCCTATAATCAAAAATATAACAACATGGTCCTTTAATAAATTGTGTGAAGATCCGTTATCTTTAAATATAAAAAGAGGTAGTAACATTATAACGATTATAAAGAACCAAGTGAAAATCTCGTTGATCAATCATAGTCCAAACATAAATAATAAATTATTAAAGAGGTCTTTAACTAGTGTTAGAGATCAAGAATATTATCTACTGACTTTTCTTAAAAATATAAAGCCAGTTTTTCCTAGATTCCTTGCTGATTTCAAACAAGCATCAATTTGTGGATTTATAGATAATGTAATAGGATTAGTTCAAAATTCAAAGACAATCAGAAATATGTTTAGTCATGAGTTCGAAAGTAAAGTTTTGAAACTTGTAACAAAATGGGAATTAGAGCAATGGGAGAACATGTTGTCAGAGCAATTCAATATAGGAAATTATTGGTCATGTTCAAGCAGCAAGGCAGATGAATTAAGAGAAAAATCGTGGAGAACTAAAATCATTGGTTCTACTGTCCCCCATCCTTTTGAATACCAAAACAATTTTGTCAAGTCAATCGCAAGATATGTAGCAGATAATCATAAGGATATAATTACATGTATTATTCCAAATAAAGTTGTAGATGATTTAAATTACCATGGTTTTAATAGACCCTATTTGGGATCTAACACGAGAGAGACATCTAGTTCGTTACAACCGTGGGAAAAAGAATTGACCAATCCAGTTTATATTAAAGCTTCTAAATTAAGAAGAGGAATCAATTGGATAATTGATAGTGATTCAATGCTATCTCAGAGTATATATCAAAATCTTTCATACGTGACAGGATTGAAAATGGAAGAGATAATGGAACCCATCAAAAAACATAGAACAGGCACCGGACAACATAGATATAAATCAAGTAGACAAGATAATGGAGGATTCTGTAATATAACTCCTAACATTTTAAGCTGGTTCACTGTAACATCCGATTATATGTCTGATATCTCTGATGTAAATTATGATTTCATGTATCAAGCTTCCTTGATATATACAGAGACGATTGGAGCAAATATAGTTCAATTGAATAACACACTTAGTTCCTTTGGGATGAGTATATCTTGCAGAAGTTGTATACGACCATTAGAGGACTTGAGGTTAGAGAGTTCAATGATTTATAGACCTGATTTGAAGATGAAAGAGTTTTGGTTGAAAACAATTTTTAAAACTAATGTAGAATTGAATCTAGATCTACTGAATTACAGTGATATAATAACAGATCTTCATAACAAGGATATAAGCTATTATGTTGGAATACATCAAGGAATCGGATTCACTATGTATCAAGATCAAATTGACACAAATATATCTGTGTCTGATTTGTTCTCGATTGGTGTTATGATGAAATTAAATAGTGAGCATTGGTGCATAGGTCTTATAGATGGATTACTCATAGGAGCCAGTTACTCTGTAACCAGTTCAGAGACATTCTTGGTAAACCATCACCACTTAAGTATGATTTACAATAGATGTTGCAAGTTAATCAGACATTTAGTTAATAATAACTCATTCAATGCCATATTGAGATTGAATGATATAAATTCTTGGATGACTAATATTTCGAATTATATTCCCCCTTCATATCCTCCAACTATGGCTAATATGAGCAGATCATTCTTGTCATTAGGGTTTGAGATTTTAGATAGCGAATTAATGAAATATAAAGATGTAATCGTTAAGAAATTATATGATAATATGATAATATACGAGGATTTTAACACAGATAACTTCAAACTGGTACTACATATTGGATTAAAAGTTTTGAAATCGGTTAAAAGTGATAAATTTAATTCTAATAGAATGAAAAAGATTAGAGATATATTTATTATGTATAAGGATTATAGAGATGATATAGAAAACACTCAAAAAAGAGATTTATTGATGGCTGAGATAATAGACAAAAGTTCAATGATAAGAATAAGCACAAAGGAGATGAAAACTGTAGTTGAAGGTAACTTTATAGATAAAGCCTGTGAATTCAAAGAAGATGTGTATACAGATGATTACTCTTTTGATTTAAACTATATAATCGCCAATAAATATGATATCATTAATAATACCACGAGAAGCAATACTATAGAGTGTCCTTTTATATCAGGATTGCGACCATACAGGTGCGCCACCGGTGCACATTACAAGATGAATGATATTCTTAACTGGTTAGATATTTATCCATCATATGTGCTTGTAGGGGGTGATGGGTCTGGAGGGATGTCAAGTTTAATATTAAGAAAGTATATAAATGCCAAAATAATATTTAATAGCTTGATGGAATACAATGATATTAATACTAGAGGTGGTCAACCAGGAAGACCTCAGGCAATAATGAAATTACCACGAGATTATAGGAATAGATGTATCAATCTAAATACTGCTTGGATGGAACCATCTGATTTATGCGAAAGTAATACCTGGGATAATTTTGTAGATATATTGAAAGGTTTTCATTCTGATAACAAATTGGATATGATTATTCTAGATATGGAAGCGAGAACAATCGATAAGTACATATCTATATATAAGAATTTAGTGAGTTATATAAAGTTATTGATGAAAGAGAATTTTGTATTAATAACTAAGTGTTATTCTGGTATGATTGGTACAATACTTGGAATAATTCATGAAAATATTGATAATGTTAATGTGTTATTAATTAATACTAGATTCACTACATCTTACTCTACAGAGATCTATATTGTAATTAAGAGGGGAAATCATTTTTTAGATTTGTCTTTGATAAAGGAAAAAAGAGATATTACGGATTTAGTATTCGGCTTTAAAACAGATGAAGAAGAATTTAAAAGAGCTTTGGACATTAATGTACCTTATCTGTACTCATTAATCCCTAGGTCATTGCTTGAAAATTATGAGATATATCTTATAGGTTACCTCATAGATATGGATATACCTTCAAGCATGAGCAAATTATTCGTCAATTTAATAGTAAGCGGCTATATCAACTTGGGGATGAAAGAAATTGGATATTACAGTTTGATACAAGGAGGAAATGAACAAAATTTAATATCTTCTGATTCTAGGATCAAGAAGTTCTTGTCCTTATTAATCTCAGTTCTTTTCTTTGAGAGTTATATTAATCAGGATATAGAAAAATATAAGTTAGCTAATTTATTGAACAATAACAAAGTATATGTAAGAAACAATAAAGTAAATATGTGTCTGAAAATATACACTGTTGATAAAGGAGGTCCTGACCTTAAAGATTTTGAACCTTTGAGAGATAATAGTTTCATAAACCTTTTACTAAGAAGTATGATTGGATGTAATCAGACCATAGTTTATCAAGATGAGGAATCTATTAAAAACCATAATCCAAAAAGTTATAAAAATAATCTAAATAAATATATAAATTGATTGCACAGATTTATGAAATTATTAATACTTATAAAAAACTCAAGTCTTTAAAATTGTAGTTCTTGTTTAAACAAATCATCAATAACTTTTATAGTTGACGATCTAATTTCTGAAATGTTCAGTTTTTTTTGAGTTTATGTTTGGTATTGGTGGGACCGT